CTATGAAAAATTTAACACAAGATTTTGCAAAAAAAATACTTGAAAAAGGATATTATCTGAAACATCATTTAAATGAAGTGAAAAATGATAAGGTCGCACTTTCAATATGTGACTGGAGTTTTAACTCAGGAAGATGGGCAACTAAAAAGGCACAAGTGACATTAAATAGCTATTTTGGATACGATTTAGTTGTAGATGGTATTTTTGGAAGCAAGACTATAAAAGCCTTGAATGAAGTGGAAGAACAAGGAAAATCTGAAGAATTTTTGAAAAATTATCATAATTTACAAAGAAAATTTTATCACTCTATTGTGGAATACGATCCAACTCAACAAGACTTTTTAAAAGGGTGGTTGAATAGAGTTGATAAAAAGGAGAAATATTTAAAGGAGATGATATAAAGTGAGAAAAGTAATATTGAACATTGGACATGGTGGGGTAAGAAAAGACCCTGGAGCATGTGGGAATGGATTTGAGGAGCACGAGTGGAATAAGGACTTTGTAAACAACTACATTGTTCCTGAATGTGAGCAACAAGGTTTAAATTATTCTATAGTAAATCAAGAATATTATTCAACATTGCCTCAAAAAATCAATGCTATATCAGAAAAAGGCGATGTGACTCTATCATTTCATTTAAATGCAGCTGATAAAACAGCTACAGGGGCTGAAATGTTATTCTGGCACAAATCAAAAAAGAGCAAGGAACTGGCGGAATTTTTGCAAGAAGCAAATATTGAAGCAACTCACTTGAAAGATAGAAAAATATTACCTCGTGATTATGCAGATAGAGGAGCGACACTTTTAAGAAAAACTGTAACACCTTGTGTCATAGTTGAGAGTGGATTTATAACAAATTCAGAAGACATGAAAACACTAGAAGAGACAAAAAAACTGTTAGCAAAATACTATGTTGCAGCAGTAAAAAATTATTTTAAAGGAGAGATGTAAAATGATGAACATAATAACAAACGTATTAAATCAATTTGGAGCAAATTTAACAAATTTAGTGGCGGTAGCATTAGCTGGACTGATAGCAAGAGGATTGTCTTTAATTGTAATTAATGGGCATAAGTATTTACTTAAAAGAAAAATATCTAAATATGTACTTAAGTTTATTCCTCAGGGAATAGCTTACGGAGACATGTTGAAAGGTATAAAGCCAAACCACGAAAGACTGGTTCAGGCTGTTCTAACTGTTCAAAATAGAGTTCTGAAAATGTTCCCTGAAAAACAGAGATCTACAATAGATAAATTGATAGATGAAAATGCTATTGCAAGAGAGATTGAAAGAAAGCTGAATGAGGACAAGCAGGAGGGTTTAGCAAAGCCGACAGCAGTGAAGGAAGAATAAGAGCTACTGTCGGAGAGAAAATAGAAAAAGTAACTGAACAGGCAACGGAAAAAGCAATTGACAAGGTAATTGAAAAAGTGGTAGAGAGTGGAAAACTCTCTGCTACTGACAATAATAAACTGAATTTTAATGTGATTGATTATAAAAGAGACTACGGTCGTAGTAATATTTATGCGGATATCAATTATAGAGATAATTTTAGAGGAGACAGAGAATTGCTTGCCAGAGCTGGGTTTATTTACTATCTAGGAAGAAAGTAGGAGTTGCAATGGAGAGCACTAAAAACATATTCTTATATATTGAAAATCACGGCTTAAGTCTTGTGATTGTTGTAATGCTTGGCATAGGACTTTGGCGATACGTAGTGCCTTATATTAAAAAACAAACGGAAACTATGGAAACGATCAAGACATTTTTTGAAAATCATAATAAAGGAGTGATTTCAGGAAAAGCTCTCGAATTAATGTTAGAACTGCAAGCAAAAGCTTTAAGATGGAGCATAGAAAATAAGTATATCTTTTTTATTCAGAATAATAACATTAAACACAGGTACAATAACATAATATTTGAGATTGATAACTATCTCAATGTTAAAATACTAAAATTTGAGGATGAACTGAAAGATATAACTGACAAAATCGCTTTTAAAGTTTTTTCTGAAATTTTTCAGGATTCCGTTTTGGAACTAAAAAAAGACTTAGACATGATATTGCAGGCATTAAAAGAGGAACAAACAGAACTGACAGACTATGAAGTGGCAAAAAGAACTGTAAGACAGCATGCTGAACATTTTCAGAATAACTTAATAAAAAGAATAAAAGAGTTA